AAATCAGCGGTCATTGTCGCTTTAATTTCTGCTGTTGTCCGTGCCATTCGTGTTATTCGTTTTAAGTTAGCTTACTAAAAATTCAGTTTCAACTGCCCAGTATTCAATACCACCTATATCATCTCCAATCTCTCCCTGAAGGCCAGTTGCCGGCATTAGATTCTTATTCCTGTAATACGCTGCAATTTGTTTATTCAAAATCCCTACTGGGGAAAGATTTGTTCCAGGAACTAAATCATCAGTTATCCCGATCGAGTTGATTAATGCCATTTCAAATGCAGCTTCAACAGAACCTGCTGTTTGAACTGCTATATCGAATAATGTTTGTCCCTGAAGCGATGTGATAATATTACTTTGAATAGTTACAATATCCCTTATAACCGCATCAACCAATGAACCGAGAAACTGAGTCTGAACGGTTAGTAATGTAGCCGGCTGAATGTTTTTGTTCTTGAAGTAAAGAGCGATATCAGGGTTTACTACTTCAGGCAACGCCAGTTCTTGTCCAGGAATCAAATCATCCATCAGGTTTAACCCATTCAACACTGCCAATTCAAACGCAGCATCTGTACCGCCGCACGATTGAATTGCAATATCGAAAAGGGATTGACCTGATAGAACTTTCATTATTTAAATGCTATTTAAACTTAATATAAAGGAATAAACCTACTACCAATAATAATCCGAACCCCACCACATAAACCCATGCCGGTGTTTTTGTTTCTTTAGTAAGCTTACTTTTTTGTGTCGCTATGGAGTCCGATTTATAGTCTGATTTATCGCTAATGGTTGTCTTATTCTCGTTTGTTGAATTAATCTTACTTTCTGTTTTTAAGTCACCTACTTTCTTATTATTCGTTATCCGATTTATCACAGTGGTTTGAACCGGATATTGTTTACCAATCGAATCAGGTTTTGAAAGATTGGTAATAGTGATAACTTCACTTACAAGTGAATTCGTCACGCTTTTATCAATCGTAATACGGGAACTGTCAACCTTTGATTGATTATTAACTGACTGTTTAATGTCCAAATTAGCAGAAGTTTTTACTTCAGCTTTTGTGCTTGAAGTTTGCTTCGTTGTTCGGCAACTGAATGTGATCAGTGCGAGAAGCATGATAAAAATTAGTTTTTTCATTCCTGGTTATCTTTTTTAAGTTCGCTTTGTACCGGGCAATCATCTGCATATTTACACTCTTTTGCCTTGTTTAATGCTTTAATCATTATTTTCATGGTTTTATCCATTTTAGCAATTGTTTCACGAAGTCCATTAACCTCTGTTTTTAGCTCATTTACTTCACCTGATAAAGTTGTTATTTGCTTATCATCAGAGGTTGATTTTGTTTCTGCATACTCCTTCCACAAATCAACAATCTTTTTAGCATTGTCAATATCTGCACTATCAGCATCGGCAGCAGCTTTTTTCTTTTGACTTTTTACTGTTAACAGGTTAATGAGCCATTGACCGCCCAATACAGAGCCAAAGACAAGTGTTGTAACTTCTATCCAGTTCATCCTATTCTTTTGTTAGCTGGGAAGTACCTGCAACTGCTACACAAGTAGCAACCACATATCCTAAACCGGTTATTAAAACAGAGTTTAAATTTAAATTCATAGTCGAATTTGCAACTAAAACAGCTGCACATGAACCACCAATTTTTATGGCGTACTTTTTCAACTGAATGAAAAACTTTGGAGATTTTGCGTTTAAGCGTTCAATAATAGGATTCATAACTATCATTTTGTAAAATATAATTCAACTTCAGCTTTACGTCTCTTTACAAGTCCTGGCAATACTTTACCACCTCCATGAATCCAACTGTTAAACTGATTAGCAATTGCAAGATCATTTGGATTTGCCAATACTTTTTTCAAAAGCATACTATCACCCAGTCCTTCAGGAATAGTATCAATATCTATATCTGAACCACAGTTATATGCAAAGTCAACCAATGCATCAAACTGGTTTTGTGTCAGTTTTACGGACTTAGTAAGCATGGTTACATCAGCTTCAAAAGCTTTTAAATCCCACAAAAGCATCTCATCAGCTTTTGCTTGAGTAATTGCAGGATCTTTCATGGATACCCGGACTCCGTTTGTATATCGGGTGCTACCCCAACCAATGGTAGGAATACCGGCAGGACACAAATAAGGTTTTAATTTGCATCCTTCAAATTGTCTAACTAATAAAAATGCTCTTAGTGATTTCATAACTATATTTTATTTAATTGATGTTTGAATTCTGTCTTTATAATCATCATAATCAATGCCGGCACGTGTAAAATGCTGTTTAATCACATTATCAATTTGCGACTTGTCATATTTACCCCGGATAAACTTTGTTAGTCCAGGACCAAGTAAAGGATCTTCTTTCAAATCGCCCTGGTGAAGATTCAATACGATCACCGCATCTTGATCAATAGAACTTCCAACTGTCATCCCTGACAGAATCATCCCATTTGAATCCCGAATTACGTTAATAGCCAGTTCAAAGCCATCAGTTAATAATATGCCTTTACGATTCTTATCCATCAATGCGTTATTTTATCATTCTCAATATCACTATAATCACCAAGTTGTTTGCCGGTTATTGCTGCCTTTAATGCAATTTGCAACGCACTGGGTGAACCGTTGCCAGGCTCAGGTACTGGAGAACCTGAAAGAACTGTAATAATTGACTGAAGCAAAGAATTCGTTTTATTTAATTCTGTTACCAGTTTCGGTGTAATGGCCAATCCACCATTATCACCGCCATTGAACTCCATCAATTCAGCTTCTACTGCGTAAATTAGGAATGCAACCGATTCCTGGCCTTCCAAAATTGCAATAAGGCAATCACTTTCTAAAGCCGGCTTAATGTCTACAGAACCGAATCCAAGAGCAACATCATAATAAGCCAGTTCGTCACTCATTCCTTCAGCTTCCATCGTCTTTTTATCCCAATCAACCGACTTGCATGTTACCCAACGTATCTGCGCTTGCATAGACCCGTTTAAATGCCGTTTAAATAACATCATAAATTCATCTGCCTCCGTTTGTAGACTCATAGCTGTAAAATTCAATTTTCGCGCTTAAAATGCGTTATTATAAATCATAATGATTTATTTGTTATGTCGTTTTATCTCCCAACTTAGCCACCTGCCGGTAAGTTTTAGTATCCACTTCTTTTATTACAGAATCAATATAATAAGCTCCATCCTTTTCAGGATAAAGAATACTTGACAAATCCACTATCATTCCATGTTGAACCCTAGGAACACCAAATAATGTCAAATCACCTGATAATCCCGGCTTAGTTGCTTTATCATAAGCATCGTTTACTACTCGTTCAATTTCTACTTTGGTAAGATTAGGTTGCTTAATAGTAATCGTATTGCCTTTCTTCTCACCTTTATCACCCTTGAGCATCTTTCCATTTTTCTGAAGACTCTCAAGCCTTACATAAACTTGTTCAACGTTCCGCTCCTTTAAAGTTTCCTGAGCTTGTTTCTCAAGCGATACTTTTACCCGCTGACCACCATCAATTGAAGTACGACCACAAACAAGGGTTTTTCCACGGAAATAAGTATACAAACCCATTTTACTTTTCAGATCATCCAGTATTTCACTAACTAACTTTTTTGAGTATCGAACTGAACCAATAGCTGAATCATCACATTGAACTGTATAACCAGGTGCAATTTCATTTATCAATTCTTTCAACGAACATGAAGCTTTACTCACACTTACTGTTTCACGTTTCAACATATACATTTCATCTTCTAATGTAATCTCAATCGGAACCCCGGTTGTTACTTTAAATATGTATCCGGTAAACTCATCAAATAAATCACCATCGTAACCTAATCGAATAATAACAGGATCACCGGCCTGAAAAATATCATTTACTTTATACCGGTCGAAATCCTTTACTTTTCTAGGCAAAACAATCGTTGCCGTATCTGTCAGTTTCTTCCAACTAGTTTCAATTTTCACCTTACTGAATCTCCTTATAGTTACTTTTCCACGCGTTCGCGAAGCAGGGAACTCTATTTCACCATAAAAAGCAAATGTCATAATTTCATTTTTAAATATCCATAATTAAAAAATCTTCATCACTTACGGCAGGTATTTCAAACTGTATCATCCCTGGCTTTCCTTGAACAGCACTAAATTGTATATCTTCCATCACAATACGCGTAATATTCTTTTCAAAAAATATCTTCCCTTTCAGAATACTTAAAGAGTCTGCAATATCATTCAATGCCCATAATGCCAATTGTTGCTCTTTAGCTGTTTTTTGTTCAGACCTGCTAGGGTCATCAATGCATATTCCACGAATACTAATTTTAGCATCTTCAAAACCGAATATCTCTTTAACCGTTCCGTTGCTTCCAATGGTTGGTGTTTTCGTTATATATTTTGGCCTTGAAAAATCTACTATTGTTGCCAATGGAAACTCAAAATCACTGTATTCTTTGTCGACCAGTTTTCCGGTAACTTTGTCATAAACCTTATATTTTCCACCTGCAATAGTAAAACTACCCACTACCGGCGTACCAAACTGACTCAAACGGTCATATTCATCTTCACTTGCAACCGAAACATTATAAGAATCAACTGTTGAACTTTGAGTAGTACCAGGAATATAATAAACCGGTTGCCCAAATACTTCAGTAAGTAAATCTATAGCTGTATTAATGCCTATTGGCTTAAATTCATTCATTCCTTTAATTTAAAGCTACTGTTGCATCTCTCAACCGGTCATTAATTGCTCTTACAACCTTTTCGGCTATTCCTTCCACATCACCTCCACCACTCACAGTAAAGTAATTTTTTATGTCAATCTTTTGATTAATGGTTTTAACACCACCTACACCACCACCCGAACCTGACAAACCGCCTTTTGTTCCGGTTGCTGAACTACCTAAACCAGCAGGTTGAATAAATGGTGAAGTTCCCCCTTTTGACAAATCAGTATCTTTTTTCTTACTCTTATCCGCTTCAGCTTTTTTCTTGTCATTGGTTGCAACTTCTGAAACTCCCTGTTGATAAGCTGAGCCGATCTTCTTACCGGCATTCTTTGCGTTTTCAATTGCTTTCTGACCCGCTGAAATACCGGTTAAATCCATACCGGCTTGTTTTGCTGTCTCCCAGGCTCCTTTAAAATCTTTCTTAAACATTTGAACAATGGCCTTCATTAGACCACCCAGTCCGGATAAAACGCCTTGTATCCTGTCTATAACATACTCTTTTATAATGTTACCAAATCCTTTAAGAGCTTCCCATGTAGCATAAATACCACCCCGAAATGCTCCAAATTTATCAAAGGCATACATAATTGTTCCAACTAATAAAGCAACACCGGCAATTATTAAACCGATAGGATTTGCATCCAATGCAATATTCCAAAGCCATTGACCGGCAGTAATAATTCCATACCCAATACCTACAAATCCAAATTTATCAATCAGGAAAACAAGCATATCACCCAGGGCTTTGATAGGATAACCCAAGTATTCAAGTACAGAACCAATTGTTCTCATGGTGTCAGCTACACCATCACCGGTTGCTTTTGTACCGGTCAGGAAATTGATAACACCACCCACTTCACCCAAAAAAGCAGAAATATAACTCCATGCTGTTGAAAAAACCAGTGAAATAGTATCCCAAATGGGAGCAATAGAATTCATGACAGGTTGAATATTATCTCCTATTTTTTTAAAAATATTCAACATAGTAGATGAAATAGTTTCCAATGCAGGAGCCATCATTGTTTGCACTCCTATTACTGCATTTCCCATTTGCACTTGAATTGCACCAATATTTTTATTATACCGTGCCATTGGTGTAGCATCAAATGCAGCTTTTGCCGAACCGCCAAACTCTTTATTTAACTCAGTTATGATCATGGTCTGAGCGGCTGCCATATTTCCACCTTTCACAAGGTTCTTGATCATCTCTTTTTGTTCGGTATTGAAATTCACACCGGCACGCCGTAAAGCTGTAATTCCAAGAATAGGGTCTTGTAATGCCTTACCAACTTGTAAAGATGTCGAACCTAAATCAGTTTTCATTCTTGTACTCATATCGGTTATAGCCTGTGAAGCTGCACCGAATGTCTTATGTGATACATTAGGAAAAGTCAACAAAATTGACTCCATTGATACAAGATCAGCTTTACTATTTAATGCATCATGACCTATCTTTTTTGCAATTTCATCAATCGACTGCATAGTCATACCTGCTGCATTACCAGTGCTTTTTAAACCTGCCTCTACTTGCGCTTCAGCAAGATGGA